GCGGAGGTGCGCCATGATCGGCATGGACCGCCGCACCGGCCAGCCACTGGCCGGCATCGATCACCTGCGCCAGTCTATCGAAGACATCCTCACCACACCGCTGGGCAGCCGCCGCATGCGCCCCGAATACGGCAGTCAGTTGCGGCGTTTCGTCGACCTGCCGGTCAACGAAGGCTGGAAAAGCGCTGTGCAGGCTGAGGTGGCCCGCGCACTGGGCCGCTGGGAACCGCGTCTGCAACTGGAGCGGGTAAAGGTCGTGGGCGTGCTCGACGGCCAGGTCAGCCTGGCCCTGAGCGGCCGTTACCTGGGCGACGATGCCCTGGTGGAGGTGAGCGCATGAGCCAGGTCGACCTGTCGAAACTGCCCGCCCCGCAACTGCTCGAAGACCTCGACTACGAGGCGCTTTACCAGGCCGACCTGGACACCTTCCGCGAGTACCTGGGCGACGGCTGGACCGCCAACCTGGAAAGCGACCCGGTGACCAAGCTGCTGGAGGTCGGCGCCTACCGCAAGCTGCTCAATCGCGCCCGCATCAACGATGCGGCCAAGGCGCTGCTGCTGGGCTATGCCGAAGGCAGCGACCTCGACCAGCTGGCCGCCAATGTCAGCCTCCAACGCCTGGTGATCCAGGCCGAGGACCTGACCAGCGTGCCGCCCACCGAGGCCCTGCTCGAAGCCGACGACGCCCTGCGCGAGCGGGTGCAACTGGTCTACGAAGGCCTGACCACCGCCGGCCCGCGCAACAGTTACATTCTGCATGCCCGCAACGCTTCGGGGCAGGTGGCTGACGCCACCGCCGAAAGCCCGTCGCCGGCAGTGGTGGATGTGACCGTGCTGAGCCTGGAAGGCAACGGCGCAGCCAGCACGGCGTTTCTCGCTGAAGTGGCCAGCTACCTCAATGACGATGATATCCGCCCTGTCGCCGACCGGCTCAACGTGCGCAGTGCCATGGTGCTGCCGTACCGCATAGACGCCGTGCTGTTCATGGCCGACAGCGGCCCTGAATACGAGGCGATCCTTGCCGAGTGCCAGCGCCGCCTCGAGGCCTGGATCAACCCCCGACGACGCCTGGGCGTGGAGGTCTCACGTTCGGGTATCGATGCTCAATTGCATATCGACGGCGTCAGCCGGGTTGAGCTGAGCAACTGGGCCGACATCCGCCCGAGCAAGGCGCAGGCGGCCTGGTGCACCGGTTTCACGCTCAAGCGAGGAGGCTGACATGCATAGCCTCTTGCCGCTCAACCGCACACCGTTGGAGCGAGCCATCGAAGCCGCCGCCGACGAAGACCTCAAGGTCAGCCTGCGCCAGCTCTACAACCCGGACACCTGCCCATCGCACCTGCTTTATCAACTGGCCTGGGCGTGGTCGGTGGACCGCTGGGAAGACAACTGGAGCGATGCGATCAAGCGTTCGGTGATCCGCTCGGCGTTCTTCGTCCACGCCCACAAAGGCACCCTCGGCGCACTGCGGCGGGTGGTGGAGCCGTTCGGTTACCTGATCGAAGTGGAGGAGTGGTGGCAAACCACACCGCCTGCGCCGGCCGGCACCTTCGCCTTGAAGATTGGCGTTTCCGATGCCGGCATCAGCGAAAGCACCTACCAGGAACTGTCGTCGCTGATCGACGACGCCCGGCCGGTCAGCCGCCACCTGAGCGGCCTAGTCATCAGCCTGGACAGCCAGGGCACCGTGCATTTCGGCTGCGCGATCCAGGACGGTGACGAGCTCGACATCTACCCGCCGGCGCCGCGTGACATCGAGGTCATCGGTGCCATTGGCCGTGGTGGCCGCGAACACACAATCGATACCTTGGACATTGCATATGGTTGACCAGACTTCTCAGTTCTACGCCATCCTCACCAACGTGGGCGCGGCGAAACAAGCCAACGCGGATGCCTTGGGCATGGCGTGGAAAATCACCCAGATGGGCGTCGGCGATGCGAACGGCACCGACCCGACGCCCAACGCCACCCAGACCAGCCTGATCAACGAATGGCGACGTGCGCCGCTGAACCAGCTGAAGGTGGACGACAAGAACAACGCGATCATCATCGCCGAGCAGGTCATCCCGCCGGATGTCGGCGGCAAGTGGATTCGCGAAATTGCGCTTTATGACGCCGACGGCGACATGGTCGCCGTGGCCAACTGCGCGCCCACCTACAAACCACTGCTCAGCCAGGGCTCGGGACGTACCCAGGTGGTGCGGATGAACCTGGTGGTCAGCAGCGCCAG